GTAAGATCAGAAATGAAATCGTAAAATTGAATCCACGCAAGAGAGTGAAGACAAATTTGTCTGAATTTGAAAATGCTTTGGAATGCGATTATGAATTACCTACATTTAAAGGTCAGTGTATGTCAACACATGTACGCAATGCTCCAAATGGAGCTTGTATCATGGGATTTCATTTGGCAGGACAAACTGGTCGTAATTATGGTGTTATTCAGCAAATCACAAGATCAGCAATTGAGAAAGGAATTGAAGAACTTGACAATAAAAGTCATGTTTTAGTAGCTCATGCTGAAGGGGAGTTTGTAACTAAAGAATATGGTGTAGATTACACACCAGTTGGGCCTCCTCATGCAAAATGTCCCACAAATTTTATGGAAGATCATTATCAAATTATAGATTATGGTCGTTTACCAGAAACATTTCATCGTTCTGGTACCAAATCAGCAGTAATCGAATCACCTATCTCAAAAGATGTAGAGGAGGTGATGGGGGTTCCACAAAAATGGGGACCTCCGCCATCTGGTCGTTCAGGTGAAGCAAGAGCTCCAGCTTGGAAAGCTTATCATACTTATTTATCAAAAGTGGCAGTGCCACAAAATGAATTTTATAGTGATTCGCTTTCTTGGGCTGTTGATGATATGATCCAAGAATTTGATGTGTTTTTAGATACAGAAGAAGGAAGTAGATTAATGTCTAATATTCACGTACTTAGTGATGCTCAAACTTTATCTGGTAAGTCAGGTGTTAAATTTGTCGATGCAATTAAAAAGTCAACCTCTGTAGGATTCCCATTAAAAGGATCTAAAGAGAAATATTTGACATCTTTACCACCAACACCAGAACATCAAGATCCTGTTGAGTTAGATCAACAATTTTGGGATCGCGCTGATCAACTTATCCAAAATTATAAGAATGGAGAAAGAGATTACAGCGTTTTTAAAGCTTGTACTAAAGATGAACCTACTAAATTAACAAAAGAGAAGGAAAGAGTCTTTCAAGCTGCGCCAATAGCATTGCAGTTGGTAGTGAGGAAATATATGTTGACATTTATGTCATTTTTATCTCATTGCCCACTTGTATCAGAATGTGCAGTTGGTGTTAACTCCCAAGGACCGCAGTGGACGGTTCTTAATGAACATATGACACGTTATGGAGAAGATAACATTGTTGCTGGAGATTTCGCAAGTTTTGATACTTCGATGTCTGCTCGAATGACATTAGCATCATTTAAAATTGTTAAACATATTTGTGAAAGAGCAGGATATTCCGCAGATGACTTGAAAGTAATTGAAGGTCTCGCAACAGAAATTTGTTATCCGATCATGAATTTGAATGGAGAGTTAA